ATCTACCCAATCGTACTGAAAGAATATGTCTGAAACATATTGATGGTATTTTGGATAATAATAAATACTTTTCTATTAATACTTCTATATGTAGATCTGATTGTTATGTTGATCCTTCTATTATCATAAAAGATAAAATTAAAGAAGGAGCAGAAGAAGATTTTGATTTTTTTATTAAAAATGGATACCACAAACCCATATCTAGGAGATAATTATGACACGCGACGATTTACTACAATATCACGAAAATATTTGCCTTACTGCTAAAGAACTAATGAATCTTAAAAACCGGGATTATGCCGGAAATGATGGGCTAGAACCATTTGCCAATTTTACTAGAGTTGAGTCTATGGGAATTTGTTCTACGGAACAAGGATTTATGACCAGGATTACAGATAAATTAAGTAGGCTATCTTCATTCTTAGATTCTGGCAAGATGAATGTTAAAGATGAAAGTTTTAATGATACAATTGTTGATGTTATTAACTATATGGTCCTTTTGTCTGCTTATGTAAAAGAAAAGGAAAATATCAATCCTATATCAGATGAGGATAGTCAACTTTATCTATTCGAAGCCGATCTTTCTATTACTTCTCCAAATTTTCAAAAAGAAATTGTTGATATTCATGAGTGTTGATGGTATAATTAACACATAGAGAGGATGTCAATGAATAGTGAATTTTATACCAATGTTTCATTGGTTGGTGATGGTATTTTATATCGTGGGTTTTCTGATGAAGGAGAAATCAAGAGGGTTGACGTGTATCATCCAACTCTTTTTATCCCATCAAAAAACGAAACTAAGTTTAAAACCTTAACTGGCGAATATGTAGAATCAATTACCCCTGGCGTAGTTAGTGATTGTAGGGATTTTGTTCGTACTTATTCTAATATTCAGAATTTTAAGGTATATGGAAATACTGATTATGTTTATCAATACATTGGTGATTACTTCCCTAATGAAGTTGAATATGATTTTAGTAAAATTCCAATTTGTTATATGGATATTGAGACTACATGTGAGAAGGGGTTTCCTAATATAGAAAATCCAACAGAACAGGTAATTGCAATAACAGCTTCTGTATTGGGCAAAACTCATGTTTTTGGTTTAGGTAGATTTACTTGTGATGATCCAAATACACAAGTTTATAATTGCGAAACAGAAGAGGATTTGCTCAAATCATTTATAGAATGGTGGGAATTGGATCCTCCGCATGTTATCACTGGATGGAATGTTAAGTTTTTTGATATTCCATATCTAATCTCTCGAATTAAATATGTTCTTTCATCTAAAGATGCAAAACGACTGTCTCCCTGGAAACGTCTTCGAGATAAGTATATCGAAAAGCAGGGTAAGAAAAATCTTGTATATCAAATTCTTGGTATTTCTATCTTAGATTATTTTGATTTATATAAGACTTTTACTTATGTGAATCAGGAATCTTATAGACTCGATCATATTGCATTTGTTGAATTGGGAGAAAGAAAGTTATCATATGCCGAATATGATTCTATTCGAGACTTCTATAAAAATGATTTTCAAAAATTCATTGATTATAATATACGAGATGTTACTCTTATTCAAGAACTAGAGGATAAGCTCAAGTTACTTGAATTGGCTGTTGCTCTTTCGTATGCAGCAAAGGTAAATTATGAGGATGTATTTTCTCAAGTTAGAACTTGGGATGCAATTATTTATCATTATCTACGTGAAAAAAATATTGTAATTCCACCAAAGAAAGGTGGACAAAAAGATGATCAGTATGTGGGTGCTTATGTTAAAGATCCTATAGTAGGACAGCATGATTGGATTGTATCTTTTGACTTGAACTCTCTATATCCACATTTGATTATGCAATATAATATTTCACCAGAAACTCTGAGTAAAGAAAATTCAGATCTTACCTTTGGTGTTAGTCCAGATAATATTCTTATTGGTAAAACTGATCCTCGTAGTAAAAATTGTTACGCTAGTATAGATGCAATGAAGTCTATGGACTATTCTGTTGCTGCAAATGGAACTTGTTACACAAAAGACTTTTCTGGATTTCTCCCTGAATTGATGGAGAAGATGTATGAAGAAAGAAGTATTTTTAAGAGGAAGATGCTCGATTGCCAGAAAAAGAAAGAAAAGATGACTAAAGATGGTAAAAACCATGGCCCTCTATACAAAGAATTAGAAAATGAAATTTCTAAGTATCATAATTTTCAGTTGGTTCGAAAAATTCAATTGAATTCCGCATACGGTGCTATTGGTAATCAGTATTTTCGATACTATGATGTTGATATGGCAGAAGCTATTACCACATCAGGACAGTTAAGTATTCGTTGGATTGCAAATAAATTAAATGAATTCCTAAATCAACACGTTGGAACTGAAGGGTATGATTATGTTGTGGCATCTGACACCGATTCTGTTTATCTTAGGTTGGGTAATTTGGTGGATCGTTTTATGTCTGATGAATCCAACAAATCGAAAATAATTGATTTTCTAGACAAAGCTTCGGAGAAAATACTCCAACCGTTTATTGATGTGCAATTTAAAGAACTTGCAGAATTGATGGGTGCATATCAAAATAAAATGGATATGGGAAGAGAAGTTATTGCAGAAAATGGTATTTGGACTGCAAAGAAGAGATATATGCTTAATGTGTGGGACAGCGAGGGGGTTCGTTACGATCAACCTAAATTGAAAATTATGGGTATTGAAACTACCAGAAGTTCTACTCCTGCTATAGTTAGAGCAAAGCTAAAAGAATGTATTAGGTTGATTCTTACTACAGACGAGGAAACTATTCAAAATATAATTGTTGATTTCAAAACTGAATTTTATTCTAGCACACCAGAAGATATTGCTTTTCCCCGAGGAGTTTCTAGTCTTAAAAAGTATTATTGTGCTACTGATATTTATTTAAAGGGAACTCCTATTGCAGTTAAAGGTTCTTTGTTGTATAATATTAAATTGAAGAAGTTGAATTTAACTAAAAAATATGAGACTATCTATGATGGGGACAAAGTTAAATTCATTTATCTAAAACAACCAAATCCAGTTTCTGGACCTAAAGGTGATCAAGTTATATCATTCAAAAATTCAATTCCCATTGAATTTGGGTTAGACAAATATATTGATTATGAAAAGCAATTTAATACTAGCTTTTTAGAACCACTTAAAAATATTTTGAATGTAATTGATTGGAAAGCAGAGAAAGTTAGTACACTAGAAGAGTTATTTATTTGAGGAGAATACATGGAATTTTTAAATGATCTAATTAAAGAATCGGGAAACAAATATGCTAGTATTGTAGCTAATGGAGTGTCAGGAGCTGATATCGGGGGGTTTGTGGATACCGGCTGTTATATTTTTAATGCTATCCTTAGTGGAACTCTGTATGGTGGTATTCCTGATAATAAAATTATTGCCCTTGCAGGAGAATCGTCCACTGGAAAGACATACTTCACTCTCGGTATTGTGTCTAAATTTCTTACCGATAGGCCTGATGGTGTTGTTCTTTACTTTGATTCTGAGCAAGCTGTGACATCGAATATGATTCGAGGGAGGGGAATTGATCCCAAAAGAGTTGCAGTTATGCCTGTGTCTACAATAGAAGAGTTTAGGAAACAAGTTATTAGTATCGTAGATAAATACAACGAAAGAAAAGACAAAAAGCCAATAATGATTGTGTTAGACTCTATGGGTATGCTTTCTACTACCAAAGAGATGACAGATACTGCAGATGGTAAAGAAACTAGAGACATGACTCGTGCTCAAGTTATCAAATCAACATTCAGGGTTCTTACCCTAAAGTTGGGTGCTGCTGGTATTCCTATGATCATAACCAACCACACATATGCATCAATGGGTTCTATGTTTCCAACCAAGGAGATGAGTGGTGGTGCAGGACTTAAGTATGCGGCATCTACCATTATTTTCCTTTCTAAGAAAAAGGTAAAGGATGGTATTGATGTTATTGGTAATATAGTTCATTGTAAACTTTATAAGTCTAGACTCACAAAGGAAAACTCTGTTGTTGATGTCATGCTACATTACGACAGCGGACTAGATCCCTATTATGGATTATTGACTCTTGCAGAGAAGTATGGTATAATAAAGAAGGTTTCTACGAAATATGAATTTCCTGATGGAACTAAAGCATTTGAGAAGCATGTATATAAAAATCCAGAAAAGTTCTTTACAAAAGAAATTATGGATAGGTTAGAGGAAGTAGCAAAAGAAGAATTTATGTACGGTGAAATTAGTACAGAAAGTGAAGTTGATGACTGATATATCTGAGATTATTCTGTCGAATTTAGCATATAATGATAAATTTTCCCGACGTGTTTGTCCGTTTCTAGAAGAAAGATATTTTGATAATTTTTCAGAAAAAATAATTTTTAATATTATTAATACTTTTATTAGAGATTATAATACAATTCCAACAAAAGATGCTATTCTAGTATCTCTAAATAAAAGAACAGATCTTAATGAAGAAACATTTAAGATCTGTTCTCAGGTAATAGAAAACTTATCTGTAGATAAAAATACAGATGAAAATTGGCTAATTAACGAAACTGAAAACTATTGCAAAGAAAAGGCGGTCTATAATGCGATCATGGAATCGATCCACATCATCGATGGTAAGTCAGAGTCAAAGACAGAGAATGCAATCCCAAACATCCTTTCAGACGCCCTTTCCGTCTCGTTCGACGCCCACATCGGACACGATTACATCGAAGACGCAGAAGAAAGATACGAATTCTACCACCAAGTAGAAAATAAAGTTCCTTTTGATTTGGATTTCTTTAATAGAATTACTAATGGTGGTACACCACAAAAGACTTTAAATATAGTTATGGCTGGTACTGGCGTTGGAAAGTCACTATTCCTTTGTCATCATGCTGCAGGTTGTTTGTCTCAAAATATGAATGTCTTGTATATTACATGTGAAATGGCAGAAGAAAGGATTGCAGAACGTATTGATGCAAATCTTATGGATATTACTATAGATGAAGTTAGGGAACTATCGAAGGATGTTTATAAAAAGAAATTACATAAGATTTCAGAACATGTAAAGGGTAAATTAATTGTAAAAGAATATCCAACATCTTCTGCTAGTGTTGTTCATTTTAGAAATCTTTTAGATGAACTTTGGTTAAAGAAGAAATTTAAACCAGATATTATTTTTATAGATTATCTAAACATCTGTACTTCCGCAAGATTAAAAAATAATGGTAATACAAACTCATATACTTACATAAAAGCTATAGCAGAAGAACTAAGAGGATTGGCTGTAGAACGATCAGTTCCAATTTTTTCTGCTACACAAGTAAATCGTGCAGG